CTTGAGGCCGATCTCGCCGTACATCTGGCGCTTCTCGGCCGCGCCGGTCTTGGCGAGCTCTTCGACGAACAGGAACCCCTTGCCCGGGACGGGCAGGAACACCGGCACGCACTCCTCGAGGGAGACGAGCTGGATCGCCGCGGTCGGCATGTGCCGGTCGAGCATGAGGTTGAGCCGGCCGAAGTCGGTCTCGATCGTGGTGACGTTGACGCCGGCGAGGTTGCGCGACATCTCCTGGTAGTTCTTGCGGGTGATGAACAGGTCGGTCATCGCGCGCTTCATGGTCGCGTTGCACAGGACCGTGGCCGTCTCGGACTCCATGAGGCCGCCGTTCTCCCACACCTGCTGGACCAGGTCCAGGACCAGGGTCTCGGTGAGGGGGGTGGCTTCGTAGACCGCGGCGCCGCCGTCGGTGGCGAACGCGACCGCGCCGCCGCCCTTGGTGGCGGAGACGGTGAACGTGTTCGCGTCCGGGGCGGTGCGGATGTAGTACAGCTGGTTCTCGGCGAGGACGCCGACGGCGCCGCCGGTGAGCGTGGTGACTGCGATCTGGTCGCCCACGGCCAGGCCGTGCGAGGTGAGCGTCCACACCTCGGTGTCCGATTCGATGGTGGCGGTGCCGATCACGGTGCCGCCCTGCGTGGACACGTTCGTCTCCGTGGCGGCCATGATGCCGCGGGTGCGGCGCGCGGTCGAGTTCGAGGACGGGTTGTTGAACGTGCCGGTGATGAACGACTTGTGGACGTCGCGGGCGACCTGCTTGAGCGCCTGCGTGATCTGCCAGTCCAGCTCCCGCATGACCGGGTTCTGCCCCTGGAGGCCCACCGCGCCGGCGTGCGAGGAGCCGGTCGAGTTGAACTGGCCGGTCGCGGCGAGCTTCGTGTACGAGATCTCCAGGGCTTCCTGGTGGACCTCGACGACGTTGTTCACGTTGAACCGGACCCGCGCTTCCGCGGTCGGGGCGTCCGCGCCTTCGGTGCGCTGCCGGTTGTCGGCGGCGTCGCGCAGGTCGTAGCCCTGCCACTGGAACAGGGTCGCGTCCGCGGCCTCGCCGCCGGTGAGCCCGCCGATCGCGGACAGGAACGGCGTGTCCTCGGGGGTGACGGAGAACAGCTCTCCGACGTAGTTCGGCAGGTCGAACGTGTCGCCTTGCCCGGTGATACCAGCCATGCTGGCGTCCTCCTTGTGTCAGGGCAGGCGGTCCTGCCTCAGCGGTTGAGCATCTTCTGGGTCTTGAGCTGCCGGGCCGTCACGAAGTCGCCCTTGGCTTCCGCGGCGCGGATCTGGGCGTCGAGGCTGGCCGGCTGCTGCTGTGGCGCGCCCCCGAAGTCGCCGCCGGACGAACCGGTCGGGCGGGGGGTGGCCTGGAACTTCGGGTTGGCGGCGACGAACTGCGCGATGTGCGCGGCCATGTCGGCGTCGTCGGGAAGTTCGGCGAGGGAGTCGAGGAACCGGTTCGAGTCCAGGAGGGCGTCCGCGTCCGCGCCGAGCTTGGCGGCGGTGCGAAGGACCGTGTTCTCGACCGTGCGCTCCCACAGGTCCGCCTGGAACTGCTGGAGCTGCGCGTTCAACGCCTCCGGGTTGGGGGCCTCAGTGCCGTCGGACTGGAGCCCGAGGGCGGACAGGATCTTGTCGCGCTGCGCGGCGGCCTCCTGGGCCTGCTGCTCGGCGGACTTGTACTTGGTCCGGTACCCGGCTTCGCCCTTGCGGGCCTTGTCGATCTCTCGCCGCGCCCACTCGGGGAGCGAGGCGATGTCCTGCGGCTCTTCTGCCGCGGGTTCGGTTCCCTGCTGCTGGGGTTCGGTCGGCGCCAGGCCGGCGTCCCCCGCGTCGATGGGCGCGCCTGGCGCCTGCGACGGCTGGGTCATGGTCGTGTCCTCTCGGGACGGTGGATGTGGTTCTTCCGGCTCGTGCCGGGAGTCTCAGCGGCGCTTGCGCCGCAGTTTCGCGAGCTGCGCGGGCGAGGGGTCCTTGCCGGTCATGGTGCGGTAGTTCGCGATGAGCGTCTCGACGTCGGCCGCGGTGGGCTGGCCGGTCTGCCGGTACTGGCGCGACACCTGCTGCGAGGGCTTCGCGCTCGGCGCTGCCTTCTTGACCGTTGCCTTCTTCGCCGCGGTCTTGCGCTTCGCGGAGGGCTTCTTGCCCAGGCTCGCGCCCTTCTTGGCCTTGTCGGCGGCGTCCATCTTGGCGAACGCGGCCCGCCGGGACTTGAGGGGAAGATCGAGGAAGTTCACAGTGCCTCCTAGCGGGCCTGGTTGATCTGCTCGCGCTGCGATTGGCGCTGGGCGCCGGAGACACGGACGTGCTCACGGATGCGGCCCTGCTTGGCGCGGACCTTCTTCCCGAGCGCCTGGCGCGCGGCCGGGTCGATGACCGCGGTCTCCTTGAGCTTCAATGCGCGGAGTTCGCGTTCGAGGCGGCGAAGTGTCTGCCGGTCCTTGTCGCCCGTTGGGTCCGCTGTGTGCACGGGGACCTTCGTGACCCCCGGCAAGTACATGGCGAGCCGGTGTCGGCAGTTCGGGTGCAACAGGCCTGCGGCCACAGCCTCGGGAACAGTGCCCTTGACGTCGATGCGGAGCATGACGCCGTCCTTGATGGCGTGCTCTTCGACGCGGATCCCGGCGCCGCCGACGATGGCGAGGACTTGGCCCTCCCAGGGGCGGCAGCGCTGGCATTCTTCGCGCGCGTCGGAGACGATCACGAGTTCGGCGCCCGCTTGCCGGAGCCGGTCGATGTGGGCCTGGATGCCGGCGTGGACGACGGTGGTGCGGGTCGCCATCTCCGTGTACGAGGCGAGGTCCCAGCGGCGGCCGCGCTTGTCGGTGAACCCGGTGACGCCCTTCGAGAGCAGGTGTTCCCATGCGACCTGTGCCGCCCGGAGGCGGGTCTTGAGTCCGAACAGGACGTCGGCGGCAGGTCCGGCCATGACGTCCCGGTAGGCGTCCGCCTGCCAGCGCACTACTTGGAGTTCGGCGTCGCGGCGGCGTTGCGTGAGGTCGAGGGCGAGCGCGGTGAGCGCGTCGATGCCGGGGAGGTCGTTGCGGAGCTGCGTCACGGCCTCGGCGAGGCGCGCGTCCCGGCGCTTCGCATAGCCGGTGAGCCATGCGATGGCGCGGACGATGCGGGAGCGGCGGGCGAGCCAATCGGCCCACCGGTCACCCGAGAGGCGGGCCATCTCGTCCACTGCGGCGCTGGCACCCTTGGCGTAGGCCTCCATGAGGGCGCGTTCCGTGAGCTGCTGCGAAGGGCCTTGGAGGGCCTGGAGGACAGCTTCGGCCTGCCGCCTCAAGGTCGTGATGGCGGTGAGGCGGTCGCTGGTGATGTCGGTGCGAATCTGGCGTGCGAGGTTCGCGGCCAGGCGGGTCTCGGCGTCGCGATACAGGTCCGCGAGGTTCGCGGCGAGGCCTTCGGCGAGGGAGCGGTCGACGGGCACTTAGGCCTCGCTCTCGGGCTCCTCGGACGGTTCCTCGTCCTCGTTCGGTGCTTCGTCGCCGAAGGTCCCGCCGCGGAACTCGCCGGGGTCCTCGGCCTGCCCGATCGAGTGCTCTTCCTTGATCCGGGCGACCTCGTCGTCCACCTGGGTCTTCTCCCAGTCGGGGTGGAGGGTCTTGACCTTCGTCTCGATCGAGATCGCCCGCGCGCCCTCGAGGTTCGCGAGGGTCCGGGACTCGGTCTCGGGGTCGATGTCGGCGCCGCCGCCCCACTCGATCGTCAGCACGGCTTCGGGGTCGACGTCCCAGTTGAACCGGGCCTTGCCCACGCCGAGGAGGGCGTGGAGCATGTCGTCGAGGACGGGGCGCCAGTACCCGATCTTGCGGGCGCGCGTCACCTCGTCCTTCGAATCCAAGGCATTGACTTCGGTCGCGGTGGCTTGGGTCGCGCCCTGGTCGAGGCCGAACGTCCTGGGCGAGTAGCCGGCGGAGTTGACGATGTCGCCCTTGAGCCGGTCCACGGTCCGGTCGAGCTGCTCGACGGGGATCTCGAACTGGACCGACTCGATGTTCAGGGTGCCGTCGAGGGTGGCGACGGGCACGAAGACCTCTTGGTCGAGGTCGAAGGTCGCGCCTTCGCCGGCGCCTTCGTCGTTCAAGTACTGGCGGGGCACGATGAGCCTGCCCTGTGCTTGGTCGACGGACCGCGCCCACGACGAGTAGGTCAGGTCGAGCATGTCCAGCATGGTCTCGAGCCCGGAGTAGTCCGACACGCCCAAGTTCACGGCCTGGGGGAGGTGCCGCCAGATCCGGTTCGGGAGCGTGTTCGGCACATACCCGGCCGTGAGCCGGTCGATCCTGGTGGGGATCTCGGTGCCGTTCTGCTCGACCGCGATCGACGCGGTCTCGGGGTAGTCCGTGAGCGGCACAGCCCGCCCGATCTGCGTGACCGTACCGCGGTACACGCCGTGCTCGATCAGGCCATCGGAGTGCCGCTCGAGATGCCGGACGACGGTCGTGCCCTCATGCCGGATGACCCGCCACAGCGTGACCGCAACCAAGCGGCCCTGCACGAACTCCGGGACCGCCGCGTCGGGGTGGACGACGGTGAGCCGCGGCCCGTCCGCATCCCACACGACCCTGGGGTAGACACCACCCAGGGCGGCGCCGATCTCCGCGCCCTCAGCGAGGACCCGCCACACGTCGGGCAGGATCTCCGCCAGCTTTGCCGCGGTCGCCTTGTGCTCGCACTCCACGGTCGGGGGTTCGCCGAACAGCAGCCCCGCCGAGGCCTGCGCGATATCCCCAGCGAGGGGGACGTGCACGCGCTGGCGCGGGCGGCGCGTGTTCGAGGCCTGCCGCCAGAACCAGCGGCGCAAGAGGCTGTAGATCTTGCGGATCGGACGCCAGCGCTCATGCTCGGCGGGGGTCGTGTCGGTGACGTCGGAGTAGACCGAGGTCAACTGGTCGATGTCGCCGGAGAACCACGCGGACCAGATGCCGATCTGGGCGTTGACGAGGTCGTATTCCTCGGGCGGCCAGACGGTCCCGGGGTCGGTGGGCAGCGGCATCACAGGGCTCCGGTGATCGCGGGCAGCGCGTAGGCCAGGAGCGCGAGTCCGGCACCGAGGGTCGCGAGGGACACGCGGGAGCGGACCCCGCACGCGCCGACGATGACGAGGACGGCAGCGGCCAGGTAGAGGAGCGCGCGAAGCAGTGCCATGGGGTCCTCCTAGAGCACGTAGGGGCGCCAGAGCGCGCGGGTGGTGTAGATGCCGTACCGGAGCGCGTCGAGGGCGTGGTCGGCGACTTTCACGGGCGCGTCCTCGCCTTTCAGGGCTTTGTCGTCGTCCCAGGAGTAGCCGGGGAACTCGTTGATCAGGTGCTTGCATGAGGCGTGGATCTTCAACCGCCCCAGTGACAGCAGCGAGGACACGGTGCGGATGCCGTCCACAACGGCGTTCTCGCCTTGCGTGACCTGGATGCCGTCGTTGTAGAGCTGCTCCTTGAACGACGCCGCTGCGGGGTCGAGCACGACGTACTCGGGGCGGGCGGGCAAGCCGGGGACCATGAGCGTCCCGAGCCATCCCCTGAGCTTCTCGGAGAGCTCGACATCCGCGAGGGAGCGCCGCTTCTCCTTGGAGTCCCAACGCCACTCAGCGATCACGTAGAGCCTTCGGTCGGCGCCGAGTCCGATAAGGACCGCGTCCGTCGGGTTCGTGGTGCCGTAGTCGACGCCGAGCGCGAGGAGGCGGATCATCTGCGGTAGTTCGTGGACGACATGCCGGTCCTCGTCCCACATGTCGTAGACCGCGCCCTCGGCCGCGACCCACTCGCCCAAGATGAAGCGGCGGTACCACAGGCCGGTGAACTCGGCTTTGATGTCGGCGACGTACTCGGCCGGTAGTGCGGGGTTGTCGTCGAGGGTGAAGTGCCAGTGCCGGAGGTTCAGTTCCCCTTGCCGGAGGATGAAGCGCTGGCGGAGCCAGTGGGCGGGGTTGTCGGGGTTGGAGGTCCCGAACACCTTCGCGCCGGGGACCGACATGCGGCCGAGGAGCTGGTCCCAGTAGCCCTCGGGGAGGAGCGATACTTCGTCGGCGTACGCGCCCGCGCATGTGAGGCCTCGGAGTCGGCCTTCGGCTTTCGCGTCGTTCGCGGTGATCACTTCGATTTTGCGTCCGAGGATCGTCGCGGTGCCGGCGCCGCGCGTGTACTTCACGTGCTGTGCGTGGTTGCCGGTGATCATCGGGTCTTGGAGCGGCCCGAAGACGTTGCGGGAGACGGTGTCGAAGGTCTTGCCGGTGACCAGTAGCGCACCGCCGCGGGGGGCGGTGGAGACGTACATGAGCCAGCGCAGCAGCGATGAGACCGTCTTCCCCGACCGGATCGAACCGGTCCAGAGGTTGATGCGGGCCTCGGCGTGCGCGATGGAGCGTTCCTGGAGCTCGGAGAGCGCCTGGAGCCGTTCAGCCGGTGGCGCGAGGGTGAGTGTCTCCGCCATCCCCGTGCTTTTCCTTGAGGCCGGTCATGATCCGGTCGAGCAGGCCCACGGTCTCGTCGAGGCCGGCGCCGGAGTCGTGGCGGTCGATCACGATGTGCTTGTCGATCGCGGTCGCGGCCGACACGATCAGGTTCCGGATGTCACCGGTCGGGGGCTTGGGGAGTGTCCGCTGCTCGAAGGTGTTGTCCTTGCCGCCGAAGTTGAACACGATGTGCGGCTGGTCGATCTGGTCGAGGAAGTCGTTGGCCTTGAGCAGGAGCCGGTGGGAGAGCTGGGCGCGGAGCGCGCGGTTGTCGGCCACGGCCGCCTCGGTCGCGTTTTTGGTCTGCTCCCGGGAGAACGGCTGCTCGATGCCTGCGTCCTTCGCGACTTTCGAGACGGTCGTGGTGGACACGTCGTGGTCGCGTGCGATCTGCCCTCGGGATTTCGTGCCGGTCTCGATGTCGCGGAGGATCGCCGCTCGTGTCTCCGGGGGGATCGGGGAGGGCATGTCGCACCTCCCGGACCATGTTGTTGGCGTCAACAATATGATCGTGACCTGGCTTTTTGCTGACCGCATTGCGAAGGTGGGGGCGCGGGCAGGCCCGTGAGGTCCTGCCCGCGTCCGTGCAGTCCCCCGATACACGAATAGGGCCATCAAGCGCAGTGCTCGTGACCCTATGAACCGTATGTTCTCACCTCGAACTTATTCTGTCAACACCGGGGTCACGAGAACATGACGAGCCACACCAGCGTGGCGATGATGAGGGCCAAGGCGATCCCGGTCGAGAGGATGCCGACGAAGGTGAAGGCCGCCGCGAACCCTCCCATGACGGCCAGGATGCCGCCGATCATGAGCGGGAAGGCGACCACGGGGTTCTCGTCCATGAACTCGTCCCATTGGAACATGAGTGGCGCGGTGAGCAGAAGCGCGAGCGCGACGAGAGCGCCCGCCCCGATTACGACGAAGTCGAGTCCGTTCATGCGGCCCATTCCTTCCGGTATGACTCGTGATCGGAGTAGATGGCGGCGAGGTACTTGAGTGTGTCGCATGGGTCATCGTCGGTCGCGTGGTCGGCACCGCAGGAGTGAACGCCGGAGTGCTCGTCGAGGATGGCTTCTTTCGCGTGGGCCTCTCGGAGCGTGCGGTCTTGGTTGCGGATGTTCGCCTTCAGATCGGCACCCCCGAACCGCACGGCCCCGAGCTCGCCATTGAGAACCGCATCGCGATCCTCTTCGACGCGGGCGGCGATGAAGTCGATGATGGGGGAAGTCACGGCTGCACCTGCGCGTTCTCGTAGCCGAGGAGTCTGCGCCCGGCCGCGTCGAGACCGTTGGCCACGACGTCGGCCTCGGTGGAGCCGATGCGGACGATGGAGCTGTTCTCGCAGTCCCATCCGGTGGTGTCGTTCCATGCGACGACAGATGCCCAGTGGCCCGAGCGGAGCTTCAGGACGGCGTACAGGTTCAGCCCGGCCAAGTAGGTGCGCATGCCCGGCTTCCACTGGCCGAAGTCGAAGTAGGAGACGTACCAGCGGGCGACCTGCTCGATGTCAGCCGGTTCGAGCGGGGGCAGTGCTGCGGTGCCGATCCCGGTGCGGGAGGTGATCCGGTCGTACCGGGGGTAGGCGCCGCCGTCTGCGAGGCAGACGGCGTTGTGGAAGTCGTCGTTGAGTTCCTCGTGCGGCCACGAGGCGCACTGGTGGTCGGTCGCTTTCGGGGGCTGTTCGGCCATAGCTAATCCTATCTCATGTGGAACGTTTCCGCTGCTCAGGCGGCCTGTGATTCGAGTCGTCGGCGGGCGCGGTCGGCCGCCCGGCGGATCGCTTTCTGGTGGAGATCCCACGCGACCCCGAGCGAGTACGTGGCCTTCCCGGTGCGGGCGTCGACACCCCGACGTTTCAGGTAGCCGCGCTGCACCCAGTTGTAGACGTCTTTCGCCTTGCACTCCATGACCGTCGCGGCGGAGATGACGCGGGCGAGGTCGACGGGCGTCATGTTGAGGTGGCCGGCGCGGGCGACGAGCTCGTCCTTGCGTTTCGCGACGTCGTAGGTTTCGCGGCATTCCCGGCAGCGGACGACGGTGGCGTCTTGGTGTGCCCGGAGTTCGGTGAAGCATTCGTCGCACTTTCCGAGCGCGACCATGGGGGGAGGGGAGTCGACGGCGCGGGCCGTGTCGATCGCGGAGCGGGAGAGCTCGTCGAACGCTTGGGGCGCCCAGCCGCGGTGGGCCGCCCACTTGAGGTGCCCGCGGAGGAACCGGGCGATCTCGATGTTGGTGGCTTCCCTCCTGGGGGCGAGGAGGATCGCCCGGCAGGAGGCGTGGAGGCACCAGGAGCCGTCGCCGCCGCACACCGGCCCGGGGGGGCGGGTGGCGGTCTGCGGGAACGCTTCGTCGATGGTCATGCCGCGTTCGTCGATGAGGACCCGTGACCATGTGGTGAGGGCGGTGCGGAGCCGCTGGCCGACGTCGCTCGCGTGGAGGTTGAGCGGGAGCGGGGTTTCTGCGCTTGCGCGTCCGCCGGTGCCGGAGGAGACGCGGTCTTGTCGGGTCAAGGTGACGTCGAGGTGGGCGCCCATCTCGATGATGAAGTCGAGGTTCTTGCCGGTCTGCTCGGTGCAGGTGGCGCAGACGTAGGCGCTGTCGGCGACGGGCCGCGAGCATCCGGTGCAAGTGGTGGTGTTCTCGTTCATGGCTCCCCCGTGGGTGGTGTGGACGATCGATGGTGCTGGGACGGTGGTCGTATGCGAATTCGTCTACGGTGGCGGCGCGGGGAGGGACCGCGCCGCCGTGCGGTCAGCTCCAGACGTTGGCGAGCTTGTCCGCGGCGGACTCCAACTCGTCGGCGCGGCGGTCGCGGTCGCGGGCCATGCCCCGGTCGAGGCCGCCGAGGAACGCCCCGGAGAGCGTCCCGTCGTCGCGCTCAGCGGCGCGGGCAGTCAGGCGCTCTGCCTCCGTGCGGTGCTGTGCGGCCTCGGAACGTGCGGCGCCGGCGATGGCGTCGCACAGCTCAGGGGTGAACGCGGTCGCGATGGCGGTCGCGAGTTCGTTCCAGGACCGCTGGAGGGCGGTGAACACTTCGCGGAGGGCTTCCGCGACTTCTTCGGGATCGTTGGCGGTCATGTCGTTCCTTTCGGTTGTGGGGCGCGGGTGCCGTACCCGCGCCACCGAGGTCAGCGGTTGGAGAGGAACTCGTAGCGGGCCTTGACGTTGCGGGCGTCAGCGAGAGCGTTGTGCTCTGAGCCGGTCGGCTGCGGCAGGTCCGCGACGGGGGCGGCAA